GATCGCCGGCGGCGAACTGCGGCTGGATGCCGGACGACACGGCCAGCGACGCGGTCAATGCGCCGGAATAGAGCAGCTTGCCGGCGCCGGAGGCGTCCGTGCCGACGCCGAAATGCGTCAGCGTGGCGCCGGTGACGCCGCACTGCGCGAACTGCACCAGGGCCGCGTTGCTGACGGTGTTTCCGCTGACCGTCCAGCCGCCGACCGTGCGCGCCACGGCAACGCGGGCGTAGTTGGTGTAGGCGGTTTCGTTGGTGGTCTGGTCGCCGGCCTCGCCGGGGTCGGCGGTGTGCAGGCTGACGTAGAGCGAACCGGCGGCGGCGCTGTTCTGCAGCCCGGCGGCGTCGCCGATCAGCGCGATGTCGACGTTGTTGAAGATGAGTTGCAGGAGGTCGTTCTCGAAGGTGTTGGATTTGCTCATGGCGGGGCTCCTTATGCGTCCTGTTCGGTCTGCGTGGTGCTGGTGATCTCGTTGGCGTCGTTGCGCTTGATGGCGCTGGTGGTCTTGCGCTTCGGCATGCTGGTGATGGCGGTCTTCAATTCGTCCGGCATGACGGCTTCGACGTTTACATTGACCACCGGGGCGGCCTGGTCGGGCATGACGGCTTCGACGCGGCTTTCGACATTGACGACGGGCGCGGGGGTGGTGATTTCGTTCTTCACTTCGACCAGCGGCGCGGCGGCGGGCTGGACGTTGATGTCGTTCCTGACTTCCGGTGTGGTAACGCTGATGACCGGCGCGGCCTGGTGGATGGTGACGTGCGGCGCGGCGGCGGGCTCGGCGGCGCGGGCGAGCATGGCCTTGATGGCGCGGGCGGTGTCTTCGTCTTCTGGCTTGGGCTTCGGCGGCTCGGGCGCGGCGGGCTTGAGGCCGGCGGCGTCGATCATGCCGTCTTCCTGCGCGAGTTCGGCGAGGATGTCGTCGAAGTCTTCGCCCTGCTCGCCGGCGAGGCGTGTGCGGCTGGTGACGCCGAGGGCGACGGCTTCCTGGGCGGCCTTGATCTCTTTCGCGGGGTCGACCCACTTCCAGCGCCGGCCGCGGAAGTAGCTGGCGTCGAGGAATTTCGCCAGGCGCTCGGCGGGCAGGCTTTTGCCGCTGTTGAACTGGATGTCGCCACGCAGAAGCGCCAGGGCAAGCCATTCGCGGTAGATGCGATCGACCAGGGTGGAGATGAACCAGTCCTGGAGCTGCATCCACTGGTCGCGCTCGGCGAGTTCGGCGATGCGGGCGCTGGAGTAGTTCACGTCGGTCATGTCGCCGGACAGGTTGTGGGTGGCGACATCGAGGCCGGCGGAGATGCCGCGCATGGCGGCCTTGACGAAGGCTTCGAAGTTGGCGTGTGGGTAGTCCGGGTCCCAGGAGTTGAGCTTGTAGCCGGGCGGCAGTTCGAAGAGTTCTCCGGCTTCGACATTCATCTGGAAGGCGCCGCCGGTCTGGCCGTCGGCCATGCCGGCGGTGGCGTCGACGGCTTCTTCACTGCGCTCGAGGGCGGCGATCTTGCTGGCGCCGATGCGGGCGGCGAGCACGGCGGCGTCGTTGAAGCCGGCGAGCTGGTGGGCGCGCAACAGGATGGCGTGGAACCAGGTGTAGCCGCGCACCTGTTCGGCGCGCTCGGGCAGATAGAGGTGGATGATGTCCTGCGCGGGGATGCGCTCGACGTCGGCCGCGCCGGCGTTGTAGCGGTCGCCGGGGTGGCTGGTCTTGATCCAGTAGGCGATGGGCTTGCCGGTGCCGTCGATCTCCACACCTTGCCGGATGGTGCGGCCGGGGGTGGCGAGGTTGAGGTTTTCGTCGAGGCGGTCGGCTTCGAGGAGTTGCAGGGCGATGCCGTTCGGAAGGTCGCGCCGTCGGATGATGCGCACGAGGGCTTCGCCGTCGCGGGCGGCGCCCTTGGCGCAGATGCACATGATGCGGTGCAGGGTGAGTCCGGAAATGCCGGCGTTGCGGCCCCATTTCCACCAGGCGAGTTCGATGGCGTCGTTGGCGGCCTTGTCGAGCGAGGGCTGGGCGCCGGGTTTTCCGGCAAAGTAGGCGCGGACCTGCAATTTTGGGGTTTCGCCGTTGCCGACGATGTTGGCGGCGACGAGCGAGAGGAAGCGGCGGCCGTATTCGTTGTTGGCGGCGAGCTGGCGCGCGCGGGCGCGCAGGATGACCAGCGAGCCGTCGAGGTCGTAATTGACGGCGCCGCTCCAGGTGGCGAGGCTGGCGGTGAGCCGCCCGACCGAGCCGCCGGCGAAGCCGCCGGGGGCGCCGGAGCCGTAGGTGGCGGCGTAGTTGTCGCGGACGGCTGGCTTGCCGAGCTTGCCGCGCACCCAGTCGAAGAAGGTCATGTCTATACCCGGAATTGGATCTTGCGGCCGGTGCCTTCGCCCTTGGCGATGGCGTCGGCGTTGTCGGCGGCCTGGACTTCGAGCCGGTAGCGGTTGCGCAGCTTGACGAGTTCGGCGAGCGGGATGTATTTCATGCGCCTGCCGGCGATTTCGTATTCGGCGACGGCGGGGTCGTGGCTCTCCAGCCAGGCTTCGATGGCGTCGAGCATCTTGCGGGCGTGGCTGCGGCCGTCGTAGGCGGCGGTTCCGGAGCGATAGTCCGGGTCGAGGGTGATGCTGCCGGTGTCGACGGTGTATTTTTCGGAGCTGCCGCCTTCCACCCAGGCCATCCAGGTGTAGGTGCCGGCGGTGCGGGCGGCTGTGGTGGCGGCAGCTTCGGTGACGGCGTGGTCGGTGCCGGAGGCGGCGGCGGTGATCTCGAAGTAGCTGGTGGCGTTCTTGAATCGGTATTTCAGCACCCAGGTGGGGGCCGGGTAGTCGGCGAGCGTGCGCGTCCACTTCCAGGTGTCGCCGACGCGCAGGGATAGCGGCTCATTGCTTGGAATCGCCAAGGCATTCTCCGACTAAATGCGGTCAGAATGCCGCCGCCGCTGGCGCGGCGTAAGGCAAAAAGTGGCGCGGCGTCTATCTCCCGGAGCGCAGGCGCTGCACGGTGCGCAGCGGCAGGCCGCTGGCCAGCGAGATCTCGCGCGAGGTGCGCAGGTTGAGCTTTGCCACCTGCAGCGCGCGGCGCTGCTTCGGGAGGGCCGCCACATAGACGCGCTCGCCGGCATACTTCTGCCGCACGGCCACCTCGGCCGCTCGGCGGGCTTCGTCGCGGGTGAGGCCCTGGGCGAGCGCGCGCTCGAGTTCGTCCAGCATGTCGCGGATCATTTTCTCTACCTCCGATGTCAAGATGGCCTCCTGATTGTTCCCACCCGACGCACGGCAGGCCGCGCGGGGGCGGGCGGCGCCGTGTCGTGGGGACTGACTTTTTCGGCGGCGGTATCGAACAAGTCATCCACCGCCGGCTGCACCTTGGCCTCGAGGTCAGACCACCACTTGGCCGATTTTTTCGACAGCTCGAAATTCGTCTCCAGCCAGGCGGCGTACACTGCGCAGTCCCAGGCTTCGATGCGCTTGCGGGTCGGCGTCCAGACGGACTCTTCGCCGCGCATGGTGCGGCGCGTGGTCCTGGCTTCGCCGGCGAATTGCTTGAACCATTCGTCCGGAAGTTCGTTGCTGAAATGGATGTAGCCGGGCCCCGGCCGGGTGATCTGCAGGCGACCGTGCAGCAGATCCTTGGCGTGGTTGGTGCCTACCCACCAGAGCAAGAGTCCGTTCTTGCGCAGGCGCCCGCGCCAGTCGATGTCGACCTTGCTGACACCGTCGCGGATGTGCTTTTCTCGCCCGCTGCGCCCTTTGACGGCGAAGACCTTGTGGCGCTGGTGCTTGGCAGCCCAGGCATAGACGGCGTGGGTGTTGTGTCCGCCGGTGTCGATGGCGGCGCCGGAGATGCGCAGGCGCTTGCCGCTGGCGTGCTGAAAGTCGGTTTCGAAGAGGTATTCGTCGAGGTCGGCCCAGACGGCGTCTTCGTCCGGGTTGCCGAAGAAGACGCGGTGGTCGATGGTCCAGGATTCGCAGCCGCGGCCGTAACCCCACACGGCGACTTCCAGTCGGTTCGGCTGGGTGTCGATGCCGGCGAGCAGCAGCAGGCAGCCCATCGGCACGCGGCCGAGCGGGAAGGGTTCGGCGCGGGCGCGCAGTTCGTCGTCATCCGATTTCTCGTACTCCTCGGCCCAGTATTCGCCAAGGGTGGTGTTGACGAAGGCCTGCAGCTTTTCCTTTTTGCCCTCGCCGGCCTCGCGTTTGGCGGCGAGGAAGTCGCGCACGATGGATTCCCAAGAGACGTTCGGGCTGTAGGCGCTCCAGGTGCCGACGAAGGCGATGCTGGCCGGCGGGCGGATGATCTCGCCGGCGGCGTTGCGGAAGACGCCGCGGCGGTCGAGCGTGGTGCCATCCTCGGCCTGGTAGCGGCAGGTCTCCGGATTGGCGACGGCGAGATATTGAGCCTGGGCGATGAGCGCGCCGCAGTGCGGGCAGAGGTGCCGCACGGTCTTGGGGTCGCCGTCCGTCCATTTGAAGCCGTGCGGGTCATTCTCTCCGCCGAAGGTGAGCGCATGAAAGCCGCCGCATTCCGGGCAGGGGATCATCGGCGTGACCTGCAGCTCGGCGTCGCGCTCGCGCTTCTCGATGTTGGAGAAGCCCTTCAGCTTCGGCGTGCTGGCGAAGACCATCTTGCCGAAGGTGGCGCCCTCGACACGTTTTGCAGCCAGCGTGCCGGGATCGCCCTCCTTCTCGATGTTGCTGTCGAAGGCGTCGTATTCGTCCAGGTAGCCGGTGTCGATGCTGATGCGGCGGTAGTTCTTCGCGGCCTTGCCGCCCTTGAGGTGCAGGATGGAGCCGAGGAACTTCTTGGCTTGCAGGGTGTTGTCTTTGTCGCGGCGGAGGAAGGCCGGGAAAACCGACTGCATCGCAGGCACATCGCGCAGGGCGGGTTCGAGTTCGGTCTTGACGAACTCGTCGCGGTCATCGTCGGTCGGCTGCCAGAGGGCCTGATTGCGGCGCTTGTGCTGGGCGCTGTAAAGGATCGCCGCCAGGATGATCTTCGTCGCCCCCACCCGCGCCGGCTTGCGCCAGATCACCTCGCGGATGTCGTCGTTGCTGATGCAGGCCATGATGGCGCACTGGAACCACCAGGGCGCCCAGTGCTGCTCGACGTAGCTCGACTCGGCGGACAGGTAGAAGTGCTCGCGCGCCCACTCCTCGAGCGTCACCGGCTCCGGCACGCCGAAGGCCGACAGGCCGCGCCGCAGCGTCTCGATCAGGTTGCGCTCCGGCGCGCCCATCAGGCCGCCTCCTCCATGGACTGGGCAGGCTTGGCGGCAGCCTCTTCGACCGCTTCTTCCACAAGGTCGACCAGCGACATCGCCGCCACGGTGTTGCGCGCCTTCGCCACCTCGCCCGCGATCATGTCGATGTCGCCTGACTGGAGCAGCGGCACGCGCCGCCGCACCAGCCCTGGGATCGCATCAAGGATGCCGGCGATCTTCGACGCGGCAGAGGCCAGCACCTGCTCGAGCACCACCGTCGGCGTCAGCTCTCCGCGCGTCACCGCGTTCTGCATGGCGATCTTGTCCGCCTGCTCCCGCGCCAGTCGCGCCCGCTCCGTCGCCAGGTCGAGATCGCCAAGCGCAGCACGTCCAGCCGCAATCTCCCGCAGCCGGCGGATGTAGGCGACGCGAACTTCATCAAGAGAAACCGCCTTCCAGTCGATCCCAAGATCAGCCAGTAGCTGGCTGACCGCCTGCTGGCTCATATCAAGATGCTCGGCAATCTCCTGTTGAGTCAGCACCTTACAACCCCCTTAGAGAAAACCCATGACTAGAGACAAACCGCGCCGCGAATGACCCGTGCTGGAGAATCCCAGGAAGGACCCGTGAATCATCTGGCCGTCCTCATGGCGTCTTCGAAGGCCTCGGCGAACTCGCGCGGGAAAGTCCCTCGCACGACCCGCTCGGCCAGAGCGCGGAAGCGGAAGCGCGGCTTGTACTTCGCCACCGACTTCGGGAAAACGATCACAGGCACCAACTTTCCAGGCTTGCCCGGCAGCCGCCGCCAGATGCCGACCGGCAAATCCGGGAAGCCGCGCGGCTGGCCATAGAACAGGTCAAGGCCACCAGCGCCCTTGCGACGATCGCCGATGCCGAGTCGACGCTTTACCACCGCGCCATACTTCCCGGACTTGGTTGCCTGAATCAGCCGCGCGACGGTGCCCTTCGGCAGGTTGCCGTACTCGTTGAGCACCACCTCGCCGGGCAGACGCAGCGCCTTCTTCTTCGGCGCACGCACCCCTCCCTCGATCTGATAGCGCATGTACTCGGCCTGGCGGTCCTTGAACCCGACCATCGCCGTGAGCGTGTTTTTCCGCGCCGGCACGATGAACGTGCCGCGCTTTGTGAATTCCGTCGGCCGATCGATATCCTTCTCCAGCGCTGCCGGGATCGCTTTCTGGACTGCCTGCGCCGTGCGCGTGAGCGCTTTCGCCGTGGCGAACGGGATTTGATCCCGCCCCATCCGACCGATTCGCGCCGTCAGTTTGTCGAGGTCATGCTTGACGCTGAACTTAATCACGCCGCCTCCTTTCGCCGCTCCGCTGAGCGCTCGGTGCGGACGCGGGCCTCGGCAGCGCGGCAGGGTTCGGCGCGGCGGCGGATGATGGCCGCTTCGGCAGCGAGGTAGAGCGCCCAGTCGGCCAGGGCTTGCGGGTCGGACTTGGCGGCGGCGATGTAGCCGCCCAGCTCCTCTGCGTCGGCATCCGACCAGCCCTGCCCGGCCTTTCGGTCTGCGACGACCAGGGCGAAGTCTTCCCGCATCTTGCCGAGTTCCGCAGCGCCGCAGGCTTTGACAGATTCCCCGCCGGTCTCAACCCCTTGATTACTCCCCATCACACACCCCCCTTTAGGGGGGGGTGTGTGGGGATCAGGGGAGACGGAAGTCAAAGCCTGATCGCTGCCAGGGCGAAAAAAAGCCGGCAGCGTGGGCAAAACCTTCGATCCTGTTCCGTGTTCCATGCCGTTCCGCTCAGGTGGAACAAGCCGGAACAGAGTGGAACTTACAGGCGTAAGCCATCCTTGCTCCTTGCAATTCGTCGTCAAACACCGGAACTTGGCGGCTTTTGTTCCGCTTTGTTCCGCCCTGTGTTCCACCGGAACTAATCCTGAGTCAGCGCCTTCAAGCGCCCGGCGTCGCCGCTTTACATCCGCCCTTGGTTTCGGGCAGCAATCCCTTCCGCACTTGGCCGCGGGCTCTACCCGCAGGGCGTGGGCAATGGTCGGCGAGACCGCAAAATCCGGTTTCTAAGTGATCGTGCTCGCTTCCTTCTTTCCCTTGGCCGTCAGCGCATAATCTCCGCGGTTCCACTCGACGATGCCGGCCTCGATCAGCTTCTCCATGATGCGCTTCATCTTCGACAGGCTGCTGCTGGGCTTCCAGCCGCAGTCCGCCGCCCATTGCCGGAACGTGCCGTCCGGCCTGTCGTACATCGCCCGGATGACGCGGTTCTGCGCCTGTCGCCGGGCCGTCTTCAACTCCTGTTCGCGTTCCTCCGAGATCGGCCAGGCCACCACCGTCGGAACGGAGACACCCGCCTCATCGATGTTGGTGCCGTGGAACTCGAAGGGCATCGGGTCGAAGTCCGGCCCGCGCTTCTTGCGCTGCCAGTGGAAAACGGCCGTCTCGCCCTCGGCCCAGACGGTGAGGTTGGTGTCGATTTCGTTGAGGAACGCCCCGCCGCCGCGCGGCAGCAGGCTCTCGTGCGTGGCGTTCTTGGTCGGGTGGCAGTTGGCAATCACCGCCGGTTTGCCCGGCAATTCCGTCAGCTCGCGCAGATCCATCGCCGCGTCGCGCGCCTGCACGTTCGAGTCTTCATCGTCGCCGGTGAAGTAGCTGGCGTGGGTATCCACCAGCACCAGCGTGTATTCGATGCCGAGCGCCGCGGCCTCGGCCTTGATCTCGTCCAGATACAGCTTCAGCGGCAGCGCCTGGTGCAGCACGATGACGCGGCCGGCGATGGCTTCCTCGGTCAATTTCATGGCGCCCAGCGTGGCGCGCAGGCGCGTGCGGAAGCCGTCCGGGTTCTCGCCGCAGAGGATCAGCACCGCGCCCTGCCGGATGTCGCGCCCGCAGAACTTGTGCCCGGTGGCGATGCACAGGCTCATCAGCAGCGTGATCGCCGTCTTCCCGTGGTTGGTGATGGCAGTGCAGGCGTAGAGGTAGCCCTGCTGGATGATGCCTTCCAGCACCCACTGCGGCGGCGAGACATCGGCCAGCCACTTCTCCACCGGCACCAGCAGCGTGCCCTTTTCCGGCAGAGCGCGGCGGCCCGTGGCGGGCGCCGGCGCCTTGCCCTGGGCCTTCGCCATCGCATCTTCGATCGACATCACCATGGCGCTCACGCCGCCTCCGCCAGCCCCAGGCGCGCGAGCAGCGCCATGCGCACGGGGCGGTATTCGGGCCGGCCGTAGCAGCCGGCCTCGAGCAGGATCTCTCGCTCTCGGAAGGCGGCGAGCTTGGCGGCGAAGTCGGCGTAGGCCACCGGCCCCTCCTCGCACAGCAGGTAGGGCGCTTCGTGCGGCCAGAAGGTCGTGCGCCAGAGGCCATCGTTGTACTCGCCCCACACCGACGCGGAGCCGGCCGAGAGACAGGCCAGCGTGGCGAGGTTCAAGCGCTCCGGCGCCCCCTCCCCGCACACCAGCACGTCGCAGCCGGCCGCCACCGAGAAGTCGGCGCCGGAGAAGTCGAAGTCTTCCGGGCACACCACCCGCTCGACGTTCGGCTTGCCGCGGAAATACCAGCCGCCCTCCCAGTCATCGACCGCCACCAGCAACAGGCCGATGCGCTTGCCTTCGGCGCGCTTTTCCAGCAGCTCGCGCGCGTAGCCGGGCATGCGGCGCTTGCGTTCCATTCCGGCCGGCCGGCCGGAGAAGTTGCGGGTGGCCCTCATCCGCCGCGGCGCCGGGGCTGGGTGACGTGGCAGCCAGAGCCGATGGCGATCATCTTGGGCGGGATGTCGGCGGTGCTGCGGCGGCAGGCGTCGCACATGCGATGGTGCGGGCCTTCGGACATGAATGAGCGGTGGCAGGTCATGCAGGCGCGCTCGGTCTTCGGGCGGCGGGCGAGCGGCTTGGGTTTGGCAACGTAGGGGCTCTTGCTCACGCCGCGCGCTCCCTGCGATTCCCTGCGATTCCCTGCGATTCCCCCGTGCTCCCTGAGACTCCCCCGTCAATCCCTCTGAGTCCCTCGGCTTTGAGGAGGCGGTCGAGTACAGTGTATTCATGGATACGCGCCATTGCCCAGTCGTGCAGGACCTGCCGAGCGATCTCAGACTTGTCGCGGCCCTCGACGCGGTTGATCGCTTCGAGGACGGCGTCGGTTTCGATGGTGATTTTTCCCCGGAAGTCCTTCAGTTCTGCGCTCATGCGTTCCTCTTGTTGTCGGCGGTGAAGAAATTCCCGGGCCGGTGCGCTGGCCCGGGCAAGGCCATGCCTTTCAGGGAGGAGGTCGGCATGGCGGTGAGGAACGGGAGGAGGCTCGCATGCTGATAGACTTGGATTTGCCCATCGTCATCTGCTCAGAAAGGAGCCCCCGTGGACGTCAAGAACATCGACAATCCGCGCTTTGTCGCGGACAAGGTTATCGCGCAGGAAATGCTGATCATGGTCATGATCAATGCCTGGATGAACCTGTACCCGGAGATTACCGCCCGCATCATTCAGGGGCTCGACCAGGTATTGGACAATCCCGCAATACCGACCACAGGCGCGCGAGCCAATCTCGAAATGATTCGGGCTCAGATCGACTTTCACCAGCCCATTCGGCCAGATTCACACTGATTTCATCGAGGAACGAATCGGGTCTCATTTCAGGCGGCCTCCTTTTCCGGTTGCGCCGTGGTGGGGGGGCTGGCTTTCCTGCACAGCGCATACTCGGCCAGCACGGACTGAAGATCGAGCGCCTGCCCGGCGCTGACCATCATCTCGATGCGGACAACCGGAATGGGCTGGGCAACCACCAGCTCGAACCGGGTAACATTCTTCCCGGATTCATCCAGGCCGAACACCTTGGCAATGCGCGGCCATATGTCCTTTGTGAAAACGAGGTCAGACATGGCGCTCCCCCAAAAAACGCGCCTGTAGCATCAGGCGGCCTCCTTTTCCGGTTGTGGCGTTGTGGCGGGGCTGACTTTTGCGGTATGCAGCGCGCGCAGGGCTTCGCCGTCGCGCCACTTGAGATCGTCGTAGCGTCCGCTGAGGATGTCGGCGACCCACGCCTGGGAGCGACCGACCGCGCGGCCTATGGCGTGCTGGGTCATGGCTTTGTCGGCGGCTTGTATTTCTTCGATCAGTTGTTTCCAGTTCATGGACTCATTATCGCCGCCGCGTTTTTTTATGTCAACGCTCACGCGATTATATTTTCTATCACACTTGCGATATGAGTGGACTAAAAGAACGGCTGATTTCGGAGCGCGAAAAAGCCGGGTATTCACAGCAGCAACTGGCAGACAAGGCCAATTGTTCTCAGGCAACAATCGCAGACATTGAGCGCGGGAGAAATCATGACTCCAAGAAAATCCCGAACATCGCCGCCGCCCTTAAACTGCACGCCATCTGGCTGAAGGACGGTAGGGGGCCGAAGTATCTCGATGACAGGCACTTGCCAGAGGATGGGATTTACATCGCCGACCCCGAGATCGCCGCCATCGCGCGCATCCTGCAGGACGCCCGGCAGTCGGGGGACGACTACCTGGTCGAGATCACCCGAAAAGACCTTGATGCGCACGCGGAACTCATCGCAAAGGCCGAAGCCCGCGGCCGTGCCAAGGACTGCTGAGATCATACGACTGCCGGTGCAGCTGCGGCTGGACTTCGGACAGGGAGGGGAAACATGATTCAAACCATCGGCATCATGATCGGCGTGTACATCTTCACCCGCATGGTCGAGATACTCGGCGGCGAGAAGCCGGGCCCCGGCACCAAACTGTGCGCCTGGCTGACGCTGCTGGTTGCAATCGTTGGGACGATCTCGTTGTTCTTCACTTCCATGCCGACGGGTCTGCGCTGATGCGCTACCTGTGGCAGAGCCGCGCCGGGCTGTTCGTCATCGAACAGCGCGCTGGGCGCTGGCATCCCGTCTTCGACGGCGAGAGCCTGGGCAGCTACGCCACGCCGCAGCAGGCCCTCGACGACTTGCGCGGCGGTCACACCTTTTCGCTGTCCGGCGGAATCGACTCTTCGCGGCTCGGACTGCCCGAGGACTTGTCCGAATGGATCACCGGCAAGTAATCCAGCAGCGCCTCGGCCAGATGGCGCGCCCCGTCCAGCGGTAGCGCCAGGCGCAGCACCTGCCCGCCGGGCAGATCGAAACCGACCCCGATCAATCCCGCCCCGACATCTGCCGGGGTGACGTTGCGCCATGCCGCCGGCCCGTAGCTGGCCGGCAAGCGGCCGGCTGCTTCTTGTATTTCGTTCATAGCCCCTCCTGATCATGCCGCCACGTCGGCGGCGCTTAAATTATCGCATCGGCTATTGACTTTGTAAAACGCATTGGCGATAATCTTTCCAACACCCGCAGTCCAGGCCCTTCGGGGCAAGCCCGGACAGAGTGAATCGGTGGATCTACGGAAAGACCGACGGGAGGGCGAAGGCAGCACAGGAACAAACGCAGAGTGGAGCAGCGGTAGCTCGCCTGGCTCATAACCAGGAGGTCGCCGGTTCGAATCCGGCCTCTGCAACCAGCGCAACGCCGCCAAACCCTTTCGCGGGCGGCGCGCACCCGATGCGGCGGGGTTTGTCGGCGGCTACCGCACTTGAGCCGCCGGCGCTTTATAAACAAGGAGCGCCATGCCCTACCAGCCCACCACCGCCGAGTTGCGCGACGCCTTCCGGCGCGGGCGGCTGTGGTGGCTGGGCTGGACGTTCGAGAAGGCGCAGTCGGTGCCCTACGTCGCGCAGTGCCTGTCCAACCAGGTGCGCGAAGAGCGGCGGCGGCGCGAGGCCCGATCCGGCCGGTTGCCGGTGCAGATGGATTTTATGGAGGGCGCATGGAACCACACTACGTCAAGGCCCCCGACCTGCGGCTCGCGCTGCGCTGGTTCGTCGAGGCCGCCACGCCGGGGAAGATCGCCGTCGCCGTGTCGGACACCGACCGCCGCACGCGGCGCCACGGCCGCATCGTGCTGCTCGACCCCACCGACGCCACCCGCCACATCCTGCTGGAGACCACATCATGACGCCTGCACCGAACCTCCCCGCCACGCTGGCCGAACTCGAGCGCGCCGCCAGCGAGGGCGGCATGCACCTGATCCACGACGGCCGCCAGGTCAAGGTGAGCCCCATCGTGCCGCCCGGCTGGTTTCGCGTCGCCGGCTGCGTGCGCGACGCTTACGACGAGACCGACCGCACGGCCGGCTGCTGCGACATCGGCGGGGTGGCGGCATGAAGCGTCCGAACTTCACCGATGCGGGCCGTTATCCGCATGGCTACGTGCCGAGCAAGTCGACCGACATCGCCGCCACCTTTCGCCGCGCGCGACGGCAGATCGAGGCGGAAGCGCAGCGCCAGGCCGAGCAGGACGCGGCCGTCGCCGCCGAGACGCGCCGCAAGGTGCGCAGGATCAAGGAGGCCTCCTGATGCACGTCTATCTCACGAAATGGCGCATGGCGCGCGGCCTGCGCTGGCAGAAAGCGCATCCAGATCCCGCGCCGTTCGCCCGCGAACTGGTGAAGGGCATCGTCATCGGCACAGTCCTGGCCGTGCTGGTGGCGCTGACCGGACGCATGGAGTACCAGGACGCCGCCGCACAGGAAGCGGAAGCGCGTGCGCTGGTGGCGGAGGCGAAGAAGATGGATGCCGAGGAAGATTTGGCGATGTGTTTGAACGGGATGCGTGCGTGGCGTGTGGAAGATGGTTACGTGCGCTGCCGTGGAGCGGAGGTGGTGCGGTGAACACATCGCATGAGGGGCCGGACGGAAGCGGCGGAACGCCGCTGTAGAACTGTCCCGCTCGATGCAATTGTTGGGCGTGATGCCCAGAAAGGAATGGAAATGGAACTGGAGACACGAGAGGAAAAAAGCCTGCTGCTCTACTTTGAAACGCAGGCCGTTGATTACGGCGGGAAGATCGAAGGCGTGCGCATGAACGCCGACGACTTCACAATTGCGAAACGCTGGAATGAAGCCGGATTCGTGCAGTTTGGCCGCATTGCGTTCCACGACATCAAGAAAACTGCCGGCATCGCCAGCGACCACTGGTGCGTGCTCAGCGAAGAAGCATGGAAGCTGGCACACGCCGAACGCCGAGCACGCTGCGAACGAGTAATGGCGAAGATTTCCGAGCAACGGATAGGGCTGGTTGCGTGACGCCCAACGCCGGAGGAGCTGAGCGGCGCCCGGAGGGTGAGGAGTGACGAGCTTGCTCGATCACTCCTCGGCCGTAGGGCGTCGGTTCGTGCGACTGGTTGTCCGGCGCCTTTGGTGTATGCCGGACAG